CTTCAATGTAGCGATTATTATCAGTTTCAAAATTCCCGTAAATACTTGTAATAACACTTGTGATAACACCTAAATGCTTTACTTTTACAGGAGGACTTATCCATATTGGAGCAACTAATGTTAAGGAAGCTACATCTATAGGATCTTGTGTTCCAACAGGAACGGTCCTACTAGACCAAGAAACATCTTTTAAACTTAATGTGCTTAAACTAGTCCAGTCAATATAGTTATCAGTAGTTTGTATTTCTAAAGTAGGATTAAAAAATACTAAAATTTGTTCTAATACCTGCAACTTTTGTTCTGCACTTGATGTCCAAATATCGGCTTTCATTGTTAAAACAAAAGGAGTAGGCATTAATCTTTCTACAGTATAATTTCTGCCCTGTCCTTGAGTATATGAATTAGTATCTGTATTGATATCTCTTTCTCTTAGATGCATTTTTCCAACGTATGTTGCATCGGATAATCTAGAATTATCTAACTCTAAACCAGTTATATAAACTGCAATTTTTGGAACTGTTGGAACTACATTTGGGCTATTTTGTGCCATTATACTAGCAACTTGTCTATCAGCATCGCCGTAGACAACTGGTATTCTATGTAAAGTACCATCTCCATACTTTACAACAAAATTACTAAACACACGTATAGTCTGTGTTAGATATCGTCTTATTTGTCCGTCGTAAAAGTACTGCATTAGAAATCCGCCTTAGGTCTGAGTGCTGTGCTAAGACTTTGTCTCACAGCTTCGCGATTATTATATAAACCAACTTTATATTGCCCTGTATATGCTAGCACTTGTTGTATTGAATTAATAACAGGTAAAGTAATTTTAACTTTTCCTCCGTTATTAGTAATAATATTGGGGTAATCAGTTAAAGGATTAGCAGGAGTGCTTATAACTTCACATAAAATCCCGTATTCTGCTACATCTATTTTGAATGATGCATACAATGCATTAGATATTTCTTCTGTATAATCGATATTTGTTTCTATTTCAAAATCGCCTTCTGATAAAGTAATATATGTTGTTGCCACAGACTCATTATAAATGTATCCTGAATTGTTAATAAATCCTGTTTTGTAAGTTTGTCTAGTGTCTGTATTTGTTAAGCTCATTCTTACTGCATCTTCTACTACAGACCAGCTTGCTCCGTTAAATCTAAATAATCTATTAGGTAAAAAATCTGTTCTTAAAAAGAAATCATCATTTAATGGATTAGCAGGAAACTGTATTCCAAATCCAAAGGTATATCCGTTCTGAGGTATACCGTCACCTACTAAGTACCCTGTGTATCCGCTTCTTACAGGAACTCCAAAATTGTCATTAGTGTCGACACCGGTTGAACTTGCGTTGAGTACAGTTTCATCTGCGGTATTAATTATAGGTTTACCTGTAGAAGGATCTACAGCCATTGTGTAAAATTGTTGAGTTTCAAAGCCGCTCTTTGCTGCATCTGCTTCTGCTTGATTTAAAACAGCATCATTAATCTGTAAGTCGATCGCTAGTTGACTAATTGCATCTTTTACAGTGGTGCCTTCAATAGGATCTCCATTAGCATCTCTAGCAGGCTGATTTAAAATATCAGCAAACTGTTGACTGTCTGTTATTTTTTTACATTTTAGTCTATATAAATGAGGGAACCAAGTAGGGCTATATCCTTCAGATGCATTGTTTACATCCGTAATTACAAAATATCTCGGTAACGCATAAGAAAGGTCGTTAAATGCAAAGTAATCTGCTAAATGGGGAAGTTCAAAGACATCTCCTGACACAGGTTTACGACCAATTGTTGCTATCATGTCGTTCATATGAACAGTCATGTTAATTGTGTCATTTTCTAAAAATAATCCAAATTGACTTAAATTCCAGTCTAAATTTTGTACTTGATAATGTCCTCTAATTCTGTAAATCTCTTTATCATAAACTCTATCTCTATTTTCTAAAAATAGCAGGTCCTGAATATTAGTGATATTTTGTTCAGCATAAATGGGCTGATCTCCTGTACCAGTAGTTGGATTTCTAGTTCCTAGTAGTTTATGATAATATAAATCGGTGCCCCCAACAGTAAAAATTTCGCTTATAGTTTTGTCTATAAACTTGTAATCATTACTTTTTTCAGGGCGATATAGGCTTAATCTTGGCATAGTCATATATTTATCGCTAGATAAATATGAGTGGAGAACGAAAAATGTCCGAAAAAACCAGCCTAGAAGAACGCAACAAAGTATTCGATTATATAAAAACCATGCTAGCAGATGGCATGGTCGAAGTTGAGCTCGATCCTAAGCATTTAGAAATATCATTAGATCGAGCCATAAATCGTTTCAGACAACGAAGCTCAAATTCTGTAGAAGAATCTTACATGTTTTTAGAGCTCATTCAAGATCAAAATGAATATAGACTGCCGGACGAAGTCATCGAAGTAAGACAAATTTTTAGAAGAGCAATTGGTTCAAGAACTGGTATGGGAGCCGGTGGGACACTTTTTGAACCATTTAATCTTGCTTATACAAACACGTATTTGTTAAGCGGAACAATGATGGGCGGTCTTGCAACATATGAGCTTTTTGCAGGATATCAAAAACTTGTAGGTCGTATGTTTGGTAGTTTTGTAGAATATAACTGGCGTCAAAGCAATCACACGCTGACTATTTTACAACGACCTTTTGCTAATGGCGAGCAAATACTACTAAGAACCTATAACTATAGACCAGACTTTGTATTACTTTCTGACATTTATGCTAAACAGTGGCTTTATGATTACTCTTTAGCAACTGCGAAAATGATGTTAGGAGAGGCAAGAAGTAAATTTTCAAATATTGCAGGACCTCAAACAGGAATACAATTAAATGGAACAGCTCTCAAGTCAGAAGCTCAAGCAGAATTTGATAAACTAGAAAAAGAACTTGATAACTTAATTCCTGGTGGAATTCCGTATACTTTTGTAATTGGGTAATATATGGCAATAAAGTTTACACAGTTACCATCAATTAGTGTTGTATCAGGTACAGAGATTTTAGCATGTACAGATATGACTGCAACTCCAACTAGCAAACAAGTTAATGTAGATCAAATCTCAACATATATTTTATCTGGAAATTCTGCAACTGCTACAAAATTAGAAACTCCAAGATTTATAAATGGTGTAAGTTTTGACGGAGCAGAAGATATTAATATTACTGTAAACGCCAATGCTTTAGTGGGTAACACTCTAAATTCTAATATTCTTAATTCTAGCCTTACATCAGTAGGAACGTTAACAAATTTAACAGTAACTAATCCCATCGAAGGAAGTATTACAGGAAATGCAGCAACAGTTACTACTAATGCAAATCTTACCGGCATTATATCTAGTGTAGGCAATGCGACTAGTATATCTAGCCAAAGTGGTTTAGGTAGTACACTAGTCACAGCTCAAAGTCCTATTTTTACAACTAGTATAGATGGAACTACAACATTCAACGCTTTTCCTAGTTGTCTTACATTAACTATTGGAAACACTGGGACTCTAGCAAGTATAACTAATATTAGTACAGGTCCTGTAGCAGCGTTAACTACTAAAACAGTAAACATTGGTACAGGCGGCGGCGCATTCTCTACAACAAATGTTACAATTGGAAGCGCAAACGGCGGTACAGTTACATTAGCCAGTCAAGCAGTATATAGACTATTTGCAACAAGTGCTCCTGCGTTGACAATTGCAAGTGCTAACACAATTGCTCCAGCTAATCCAATAAGCTTCGTCAGTGGCACTCAACAAATTCAAAATATCACACCTCCTCCGTTAATTGCATTGACTGGCGGACAAATCACACTAATCCCAACCGGAACATGGACAACTAGTGGAACAGGAAATATCGCCATAGGTTCTAATGCTGTTGTTAACAGGGCATTGATATTAACCTATGATTCTGTTACACAAAAATGGTATCCTTCATATTAACATCCCTCTTGTAAATTTACAAATAATTAAGTATAATACAAATTTACAAGGATCTCCAAATGAATAAACCCATGATTATCGGTGTATGCGGATTTATTGGCAGTGGAAAAGACACAATTGCAGATTATCTTACTAACTTTCATGGGTTCAGACGAGAAAGTTTTGCTAACAGTCTAAAAGATGCTGTTAGTCAAGTGTTTGGGTGGGATCGAACAATGCTAGAAGGACGAACTAAGCAAAGTAGAGAATGGAGAGACCAAGTTGATACATGGTGGGCAGAGCGTTTACAAATGCCTCATTTAACACCTAGATGGATTTTACAATACTGGGGAACAGAAGTATGTAGAGGAAGCTTCCACGATGATATATGGATCGCTAGTTTAGAAAATAAGCTACGCACAAGTAAAGATGACATTGTAATTTCCGACTGTAGATTCCCTAATGAAATTAAAAGTATCCGTAACGCAGGTGGTATTGTAATTCGTGTAGTAAGAGGCGAAGAACCAGAATGGTACGAACATGCTCTAGCTGCTAATAAAGGCCCTAGACATATTGGTTGGGCGTTAGGAAAAGACAAGTTAAACAAATATAATATTCACGCTAGCGAAACAGCGTGGGTAGGAACCAAGTTCGATCATGTTTTAGACAACAATAGCAGCCTTGACGAGTTATATGTACAGGTTAGAAAAATTATAGGTCAGGAGTAAGATTTCCTTGTTTCCATTTAGCTCCTTCTCTGTGCAGTGTCCGTTGACAATTGGCGCATACTGTTTTTAAATTATTAAACTTGCAATTATTCAAATCTCCGTCCACATGATAAACTGAAAACACTTCAGGGTATGGAGATTTAAACCCGCATTTATCACACACTAGTTTTTTTGTATATCCCGCAGTTTTCCATCTAGGCGTTCTAGAGCTGGTGCCCCCTTTAAGGCAAACTTCACATAGTTTCCTATAATAAGTTTTATTATCTTTGTAGTAATTTATTGCAGCAGGTCTTAAACCGCAAGAACATAAAGGTCTCATGCAGTATTTAAACCTTTTTTACCCCTTTTTCATCGGCTTATTCTCAACAAGAAAAACCAAAATCCTATAAATACATTAACAATTTGTATTCATGGAGAACAAAGGATGGCCACATTAAATTCACCAGGTATTAGCGTAACAGTAGACGATAGAAGTTTCTACGTATCTAATGCTCCAGGTACAGTACCTTTAATTATTGTTGCTTCTGCCGAGAATAAGACAAACGGAGCAGGTACAGGAACAGCAGTAGGTACACAATCAGCTAATGCAGGAAAAGTTTATCTTCTTACTAGTCAAAAAGATTTGAGCGATACATTTGGAACTCCGTACTTCCAAACAGATGCGCAGAACAATCCTATTCATGCTAGTGAAGTAAGTGAGTACGGCTTACAAGCTGCATATAGTTTATTAGGTGTAAGCAATAGAGCATACGTAGCACGAGCAGACATTAATTTAGATGAACTAAAAGAAACAGCTAATATTCCTGCTGGAGAAGCAGAAAACGAAACAGTTTGGTTTGATACTGCAGAAACTAATTTAGGTGTATTCGAATGGCAAGGCGGAACAGCATTGTCAGGCGGACAAAAATTTGTTGTAAAAGATGTAGCTGTAATTACCGATCCTTTATTAGTTACAGATTTTGGAGCAGAAGATTATACACCAGCGTCGAGCTTCGGAGCAGTTGGAACCTATGCACTAGTATCAGTAACAGGACTAAACACATTATACTACAAAAAACCAGAGACAGGAAGTTTATCACTTCCTGCAGGCACATGGGTCGAAGTAGGAACACCTGATTGGGTAGAAAGTTGGCCAACTGCCATTGGAACAACTCCAACAGGAGATGTTACTTTAAGCGGAACAGATACTTTAAGTATTAATAGTCAAGCTGTTACTCTAACAGGTATTACAACATTATCAGCATTGGTTGCTGAAATTAATGATACAACCGCAGTAACAAACTTAGGAATTCGTGCTGCTGTAATTAATGGTTTTATAAACATCTATTCAACAGGTAATAATGTTGCATTAACCGGTACTGCAGTAGCAAAAGTAGGACTATTGAGTCAAACATATCTTGCTCCTAAGCTTCAGATACAACCTCATACTCAAATTCCTCAATATAAGATTTCAGATACAGCACCTACTTATCCATCAGGATATCCTACAGGAAGCATGTGGGTCAAATCTACAAGTCCAAACTTTGGTGCTAACTGGATTATTAAACGCTATAGTACAGCTACTAAATCTTGGTCAACATTAGTTAGCAATCTATACCCTAACAACTCAACAGCCTTAGCTAAATTAGACCCAGTTGGTGGTGGTTTAAATCTTAGAAAGGGCACTCTTTATGTAAAATATAATAGCGACGAAGGCAATGATCAGTTGGCAAATTTTGTTATCTATAACAGAACTTCAACAGGACCTACAACTATTACGTCCGTTGCTATTGTTGACGGAACATTTACAGCTGGACCAAACACCTTTACTATTAGTGAATCAGATGCTGGTTTAGAAGCAATGTCTACTCCAGTAAGTGTAACTTTTAGTGCAAGTGCCGGCGCAGGTACAGCTACAGGTAATGCAAATGAATTTTTAGCTGCATTAACTGCTGCACTCCCAGCTTCGTCGAATATTATTGCTAGCCTAAACACTACAACTAATGTAATTACAATTAGTCATAAGCAAGGAGGAGAAATAAAATTCGTAGATAGTACGAATGATCCAATATCTAAGTTATTCTCTCCAGTAACTACAACAAACTTCTACAGCGATCCAACAGGAGGAGCAGACAAATATGTTGCAAGTCTGTGGTCGTCAAGCAACGGTACTGAGTCTATAGCGATTGCAAGCGACGATGCTCCTACGACTACTCCAGCTGATCAAACACTATGGTACAATAGTGATGTAAGCGAAGTTGATATCATGATTAACGATGGTAGTAAGTGGGTAGGATATGCAAGTGCAACATCGCCGTACTATAATGCAAATGCTAATTTAAAAACAGATCCAGCTGGCCCAATTGTAAGTGCAACACGCCCAACAACTCAGTCAGATGGAACATTATTACAAACTGGAGATTTGTGGATTGATACTAGCGATTTAGAAAATTTCCCAATGCTTTACAAGTATAACGATCTAATTAAGACATGGGTCTTGGTTGATAAAACAGACAATACTACGGAAGAAGGTATAGTATTTGATGATGCACGTTGGAATACAACAGGAGAAGGAGCAGATCCTGCATCTATTGAAGATTTACTTACAAGTGATTTTGTAGATTTTGATTGTCCTGATCCTGCTCTTTATCCAAGAGGAACATTACTTTATAATTTAAGACGTTCTGGCAATAATGTAAAACGATATGTCAAGAATTATGTTAATGTTTTAGATCGTAATTCTAGAGTCAACAACGAATTAATGACTAATTATTATCCAGATCGCTGGGTAAGTGATGCATCTAATCAAGATGACGGTTCTGGTTCGTTCGGAAGAAAAGCACAAAGACAAGTAGTTGTTCAATCATTACGATCTCTAATTGTAAGCAATCAAAATATCAGAGACGAAGAATCTCTGACTATTAATTTACTTGCTGCACCAGGATATCCTGAATTGATTCCTGATTTAGTAAGTCTAAATTATGACAGAGGGCTGGATTCATTTGTAATTGGTGACACGCCTGCTCGTTTAACACCAGATGCAACAACACTAAACAACTGGGGCAACAATACAAGCGGAGCATTAGTTGACAGCGACAAAGGATTAGTTACTACAGATCCTTACTTAGGTGTCTACTATCCATGGGGCTTTACTTCTGATAATAACGGTAGAAATATTGCTGTTCCTCCAAGCCATATGATGCTACGCACAATTGCACTAAGTGACAATGTTAGCTATCCTTGGTTTGCACCAGCTGGAACTGTAAGAGGAAGAATTACTAATGCAAGTTCTGTAGGCTATGTAAACGCAGAAGGAGAATTCCAATCTGTTGCATTAAACACAGGACAAAGAGATACACTAGCAAGTATACATGTTAATCCAATTACATTTATCAGCGGCACAGGATTAGTTGCATATGGTCAATATACTAGACAGTTAGTTGCCAGTGCATTGGATCGTGTAAATGTTGCTAGATTAGTTGTTTACTTAAGAAAAATGTTTAGTCAACTTGCTCGTCCATATGTGTTTGAACCAAATGACACAATTACACGCAATGAAATTAAACAAGCAGCAGACAGTTTACTATTAGAACTAGTTGGTCAACGTGCATTATATGATTATATCACTGTATGCGACAGTGTTAATAATACACCAGCAGTTATTGATAGAAGTGAATTGCATCTAGATATTGCTATTGAGCCAGTTAAGGCTGCAGAGTTTATCTATATTCCAATTCGATTAGAAAACACCGGTGCAATTGCACAATTAGGTGCTGCAGCAGCAACAAACGGATAATGGAGTAAAGTAAAAATGGCTATTTCATCATTAAGCAATTTCACAGTTCCGCTAGCATCTGATCAAAGTGCTAGCAACCAAGGCATGTTGATGCCAAAGTTACAATATAGATTTAGATTAAATTTTGAAAACTTTGGCACTTCGACACCTACCACAGAACTTACAAAACAAGTTCAAGATGCGGCTAGGCCACATGTTCAGTTTGATAGTACACAAATTCATGTTTACAATTCAATTGTAAACTTGGCCGGAAAAGCCAAATGGCAAACTATCAAAATTACACTACGTGACGATGTAACAGGTGCCGTATCTAGACTAGTTGGAGAACAATTACAAAAGCAATTTGATTTCTTTGAACAAAGTACTGCATCTAGTGGTGGGGATTATAAGTTTACACTACGTATCGAAATGCTAGACGGAGGTAACGGTGCATTTACACCTAACGTATTAGAAGTGTGGGAGTGCTATGGTTGTTACTTAACTGACGTTACATACGGCGATCTAAAGTATTCAGAACAGTCTCCAGTAACTATTGGTTTAACAATACAACCCGATAACTGTTTACAAGTACAAGGCGGTTCAGAGCCTGCAACTGGAAGAACAGAGTTAACTATTGCGACTGGCGGTGGTATTTAAATAAAAACCCACTTAGGTGGGTTTTTTTACGACTTTCAATAAAGTACGTAGATTATTAATCAATAAATACAATATGGCTTTCGTACCTTCAAGAAACTTATTTAATACCTCGAATGATACACTTCGAGATTATCAACATGCTTCTCGGGCATTTGTTGATGATCAGTTTGCGCTTGCTCCAAAACATAAATTTACATATCATATAGTTTTTGGTCTTAACAGAGAAGCTCTTACAGATGCTTCGTTATATCAAGTACATAAAAATGAAATAAGTTTATTAGTAAAAAGTGTAGATCTACCTAGTTTTGATATTAAGACAGAGACTCTTCACCAATATAATAGAAAGAAAAATGTTCAATATAGGCAAGACTACAAACCTGTAACTATCCTTTTTCACGATGACAACTTAGGTTTAATTAATACGCTATGGCACAATTATTATAGTTATTACTATGCGGATCCTTGGAGTGCAACAAATCCTGGAGCTTATAAAAGAAACGCAACTCGTAGTTTTGACCATGTTTCTAATAATTATGGATTAGATAATGGAAGCACTATACCGTTTTTCTCGTCTGTTAAAATGTATCAGATGGCAAGGCATGAATATGTTTGTTATACACTGCACAATCCTTTAATATCTTCATGGAATCATAATAAATTATCGTATTCTGATAATGCAACACATGACAACAGCATGACATTAATGTATGAAGCTGTATCTTATAGTTACGGTAACGTAGATAATGTAGAAGCACAAGTTCCTGAAGGGTTTGCTCAAGGAAGATATGATAACACACCTAGTACTCTTCAAGGTAACAGAATACAAGGAAAAGCATCATCTTCATTTGTTGAATCTTCTGCTTTAAGAAATAATGCAGAAAATATTTTAGGAAACGTAATCGAGTCAATTAATAGCTATCAAAATACAAATAATATTAACCAGCCTGCAAACTCTTTATTAATAAACACACAACCTATTTCTTCGCCTAACAACGGTATTTCAAATGCAGTCTTTCCTAGGGTCGAGAATCCTGAATCAACAACAGTTGCTAATCAAAAAACTTTCTAATTATGAATAATCTTCCTACACCACTTTCTAGTGATTCTAGAGTTGAAGTCAAACAATTTTTTGACAAATATTTTCAAGAAGAAGTAAGTTTTCCAGCTAGTCAAGTAGATGCTGTGATAGGATTTTTCTTAAAACAAGGATTTGCAGAAGACAATGCAAAAAGTACAGCAATTGTATTATTAAATCAAGCTAAAAACGAAAACGTCAATGTTATGACGTTACTTGATAGTTTAAAATCTTTAACAAGTATACAGTTAAGTCAAGTAGTGGCTCAAATATTAAATGCCTATAGAGAAAATACTAGTCTTTTAGGCTATAGAGTATCTCCGGTTACTGATACTTTTGAATCTAGAAATATTCTCATTTAAATGGCTAGTAGACAGTTTGCAAAAGGAAAATTTAATCTCACCAATCCAGCAAAATATGTAGGAACAAAAATTCCTATTTATAGGAGTAGTTGGGAATTAAGTTTTATGAGATTTTGCGACACCAACGAGCACGTTCATAAATGGGCTAGTGAAGCAGTTAAAATTCCTTTTAGAGATCCGTTAACAGGTAAACAAACAGTATACGTTCCTGATTTTTTTATTCAATACACAGACAAATTAGGAAAAATGCACGTAGAATTAATAGAAATTAAACCAGCGAGTCAGACTATATTAGAAAGAGTTGGTAAAAATAGATATAATCAAGCACAATTTGTAAAAAATCAAGCAAAATGGGCTGCTGCAAATGCATGGTGTAAACAGAACGGCATTAAATTTAGAGTTATAAACGAAAATGACATGTTCTATACTTGAAAATAGATAAGTACGCTATGACGAAAAAATTAGAAGAGCTGCTAAACTTACCTGAAAGTAAGAAAATTATTAAAGCAGAAGAAACAGTTAAAGCTCCTGTTAAACCTGAACCATTTTTACGAGATATGGCAGAATTTGATAAGATTGCGGCTGCTTTGCCTCAAGTTAAAGGTTTAGGAGATGTTAGCGATTCCGAATTTGATGCATTAGCACAGCGAGCAACAGATGCCTACGACGATTTAATGGATTTAGGTATGAATGTAGAAGCGAGATACAGTGCTAGAATTTTTGAAGTAGCTAGTACTATGTTAAAAAATGCAATAGATGCAAAAGCAGCCAAAATTGACAAGAAATTGAAAACTATTGATTTACAGTTAAAAAAACAAAAACTTGATCAAGAATCAACCCAGGAAAACTCTAATGTTACCGTAAATGGTGATGGATATATAGTTTCTGATAGAAATAGTTTAATTGAAAAATTAAAGAATATGAAATAAATATAGTATAGGATTTAATTATGAAACCATTTACATCATATTTACAAGAAAGTCATAGAATTTACGAATTCAAGGTTAAAATTGCTGACTCAAAATGCTCGAGTAAGGACATTTCTGCAGCACTATCGCAATTTCAGTGCAAGAGTTGTAGTTCAGGAAAAAGCTTACCTATTGCAGAAAGTCACGCAGATTTTCCTGATCATAGAAACGTTAGTGTTACTATTTTTGATATTACTACGGCTTATCCAGCAACTAGTCTTCAAGTTAGAGCAGCAATTAGCGAAATGTGCAATTTACCCATGAGCTGTGTTATTGTCCGCAACTTAAAAGAAGAGGAAGAAATCAGAATCAATAATGCTCACTCTGAAAAAAGTGGAAAATCTTTATTAAACACAACTGAAATCGAATCAGAATCGGCTCAAGACAAAGTTGGCGATAAATGGACCATGACTTTTCTCAAAGAATTAGAAAAGTCTAAAAATACAGGAGAGCAATATAAAGGCGTAAATGACGAGCTACTTGCTAAGAGTATGCCGGCTCAAGATAAAGAAACTCCAAAAGCAGAAAGTATTAAAATTAACGATGTGGGTCCTTTATCTAAACAAAATAAAATACCTAGTCCATTTAAAGGGGCATAATAATGAATTTCGAAGATTTAGTTAAAAAAATAAACGAATTAGATACATCAAACGAGTCAATGCAACCTCCAGTTCAGGCTGTAATGGCACCAGCATCGAGTCCTGAGTATCCAGACTCTGGAAATGTATCTTTAGAAGAATTACAAGCAATTAAGAGTCTCTTAGGAAAAATGAGAGGCGAAGAACCTGGCCACGACGATGCTAAAGAACCGCAGTTTGATATTCCTTCTGACGATGTTCTATTAGGTGACGAACCTCCCAATGATACTTTGTTAGGAGAATTACCAAATGAAGAATGGGCAAACAGTCCTGAAGCAAAGCTTGCAAAAATTGCCGCTGTTATTACAACCGGTGATGACTTATCTAGCAAAGGAAAAGAAGCTCCTAAAGTAAACGGAGGAGGAAATCCAATGCAAGAAGCTTTAGTGCAACGTTTGTCAAAAATTTATCAAGAAATCCAAGAAACAGAAGGCAAACCTAAAACTATGAGCAGAGCAGCTAAAGGCGTAATGAAATATGGAAAAGATGGTATGAAGGCTTTAGCTAAAGCAGGAAAAGAAGGTAAAGATTTAGACAAAATTAGAGACAAATATAACAAATACGATTAATTAAAATAACTTGTCTAAAAGGGCACTTCGGTGCCCTTTTTTTGTGTAAATACATTTATGGCAAAATCGCTCGACGGTGTCCTAGTTAAAAAGGCACATATCAAACAAAAATTTACCGAAGATCAGATTTCGGATCTAATGCATTGTTCAGATCCTGATTCGGGCTATCTTTATTTTGTTAAAAACTTTTTCCATATTCAGCACCCTACTAAAGGTAAGATTAAATTTGAGCCTTTTGAATACCAATTAAGGCTTCTTCATAGTTACCACGATTATCGTTTTAATGTAAACATGATGCCGCGTCAAAGCGGAAAAACAACATGTGCGGCAGGTTACTTATTATGGTATGCAATGTTTCATCCTGACCAAACAATTCTAGTTGCTGCACACAAATACACTGGCGCACAAGAAATTATGCAACGAATACGGTACGGTTATGAACTATGTGAAGATCATATCCGAGCAGGTGTGGTTAGTTATAACAAAGGTAGCATTGAGTTTGAAAATGGATCCCGAATAGTAAGTCAAACAACAACAGGCACAACAGGTCGTGGTATGAGTATTTCATTACTATACTGTGATGAGTTTGCATTCGTTCAACCTAATATTGCAGAAGAATTTTGGACTTCTATCTCTCCTACACTAGCAACTGGTGGTAAGGCAATTATTACATCAACGCCAAACAGCGACGAAGATACATTTGCTACTATCTGGAAGGAGTCGCAAGACCTATTTGACGAATTTGGAAACGTCAAAGAAGATAATACAGGAAGAAACGGGTTTCACGGGTTTAGAGCGGAATGGCATGAGCATCCGGATCGAGACGAAGAGTGGAAAAAGAATGAATTAGGACGTATCGGCGAGGAGCGTTTCCGTCGTGAATACGGATGTGAATTTTTAGTATATGACGAAACTCTTATTAGTAGTTTGAAGTTAGTAGAACTTTTAGGTAGAGATCCGTTATATAGGATGGGTCAAGTTAGATGGTATAAAAAACCAAAACCTGGAAATGTATATCTAATTGCATTGGATCCTAGTATGGGCACCGGAGGAGATTATTCTGCAATTCAAGTATTTGAAATGCCTAGTATGACTCAATGTGCAGAATGGCAGCACAATCTTACTATAGTTCAAGATCAAATAAAATTATTAAGAGATATTTTAATCTATATAGAAAAAGAAATTGGTTTAGAAAATAGAAATAGCATTTATTGGAGCGTAGAAAATAATACCCTAGGAGAAGCAGCACTGGTAGTTATTGCTAACTTAGGTGAAGAGACTTTTCCCGGATTATTTTTAAGTGAACCAGTTAAAAAAGGACATGTGCGTAAATTTAGAAAAGGTTTTAATACTACTCATGGATCAAAAATATCTGCATGTAGTAGACTAAAGTATCTAATAGAAGAAGATAAACTACAAATTAATTCTAAACCCTGTATCAGCGAACTAAAAGCTTTTATTGCAAAAGGAATGGGTTACAAAGCTAAAGATGGTGAACATGATGATCTGATTGCTAGTCTACTATTAATTATAAGAATGAGTGTAATTTTAGCAGAATGGGACCCTATAGTTTTTGAAAAACTCAGTATTGAAACACATGACGAAGACTGGGTAGCTCCGCTGCCGCTATTCGTTTCACATAATTTCTGATAAATATAACATGGACGCGAATTTAGACAACATTGCAAAAGAAATCTACGGCAAAATTCAAACTCGATTTCAAAATATTGAAATTGGGGACGAAAATGGCGAGATTTTAAGTAAAAAATCAGATATTCCAAAAGCACGATTCTTTGAATTTGAATACGAAGAGAATGAAGTTCCTTTAGGTACTGTTGTAGTGATTTTAGATGAAGACGATGGCATCATTATTCAAGCCGGTAGTGATCTAGTCAACGACGAAAACGGCAGAGCTCACAAGGGTGCTTATAAATTCATACGTAGTTTCAAAAGTTTTGCAAGAGACAGATTGTTAAAATTCAAAATGCAAAGGCTAAACAAAAGCCAGATGGACAAAAGAGATTATCAATATTATTCACAACGTAAGGAAGATTTTATTATGGAAAACAAGATGTATGGCACATCTAGAATGAGCTACCAAGACTTAGGTGAAGCTACATTAATCATCAAACATAGTCAGCCTGTAAATTTAGAATTACCTGCAGGTAGAACAATGCATGTGGAAAGCATCTACATTGAAAACGCACAAGGCGAGCGTTTTCGTTTTCCTAGCAAGCACATTAACGGTGCTAGAGCATTAGCAGAGCATATTAAAGCAGGAGGCAATCCTTACGACAGTATTGGTTGTTACATCATCGGGTTAAGTGAAGAATTAGGACAACTACGAAAATTTAAAAACTATGTAGG